GTTTCCCTTCACAATATCTCTTAACAAAATGTATCCAATCTTGAGAAACGTAAGACCTACATACCCTTAGTAAATTATAGAAATCTATCGGTCTATTTGCAACAGGAGTACCGGTGAGTAGCCAAACTCTTTTTATGTTTTTAACAAAATCCATAACAAGTTTTGTCCTTTTTGAAGAAGTATTTTTTATTGCGTGTGCTTCATCAATGATAACTAAATCAAAATTCGCGTCTAATATGTTACTCACTTCTCTTTTGGACAGACTCTTATTTTTTGTAGGTAGAGAGTGAAAGTTTTTTAAGATGTCATAGTTGATAATTGTCCATTTTTCCCCAACCTCCCAATTTTTACCAGACACAATACCAATACTAGAATCATAGTTCTGGATTTCCTTTTTCCAATTTAATTTAAGAGAAGATGGACATATAATTAGTATTTTTTTAGACTCACTTATCATCGCCGCTAAGACAGCTGAAGTTGTTTTACCTAGACCCATGTCATCAGATAAAATAAATCTATCATATTCTAGTAATTTTTTAACTGCTTCGGTTTGGTGTACCATTGGTGGTCTATGTGAGAATTGTTTGAAGTCTATTTTCTTAATAACATTTTTTATTTTCTCTTTAATGATGAACTTTTTAGGTATCCATAACATCGTAGATTGGGTTTGTTTTTCGGTAAACTTAACCATAACATGAAGAGTATTTTCTCCATTAGCTAGAATTTTAACTATTGTAAATGTTTTTGGTAAAAAGACTAATCTGTGTTCTTCTTGTAGTTTAGTCGCAAAATAACTCGATACTGTAATTTCTTTTTCTAATATTATAGGTTTCTTTCGGTAGTTCTTTTGAATATATTCTATTTGTTTGGGGGTTGGATTGAAGGAACCAGAATTATTTATACGAGATTTTAGACTAATCATATAGTCATTTTCACCGTTATAGGTTCTAACTAAAGAAATGTAATCTTTTATACGATTTGGATCAAGCATGCATTATATATATTATTATATTGATCAATTAAATAATTATTATTAGTTATTAGTGGCGTGCTTAATGCTAATTATTAATTATAACTAAGTCAAGAGTATTTATAGTATATGGAAAATAACAGACCTAATAAAGTACCGATTACAAGATTAACCAAATTCTTTGATGATATTGATTTTGATTTAGAGATTGGTTTTGGGCGTGAGTATATGGAGGGAGATCTTAATATGATCGTAGTACTTTATAGTGTTGATATTGAGAAAACCGACACAGATGATGTTTATAAAGAAGTTAACTCACAAGACATTAGATTCTTTCCTCCTATAGAACTACAAGTTAATTTAGAAATAGTGCCTGGAGATAACCAAACATATAACGCTAATGGTACCTTAAGATTTAGGGATTATGGTAATATGACTTTTAATGTTTATCAAAAACAGTTAGAAGAGAAACAGTGTGAAATAAAATACGGTGATTACATCGGATATAGGGTTAAAGAAGACAGTATGAAGTTTTGGACAGTAGTTAATGATGGTAAAATCTTTTCAGATAACGAACATACAGTTTTTGGATATAAAGGAGCAACTAGAACAGTTGAATGTACAACGGTTGATCCTAACGAATTTGAGGGAATATAAAATGGGAATACCTAAAAACTTTTTGAAGAATCTTAATCTTAAGCCGGCTTCTAGGAATCATGAAAGAAGAATGGAGTTATGGCAAGAAGGTATGGACGCTAGTGGTACTTTCGTACCTAAAGGTGTTTTATATGAAGACATGGATAGGGATTTTATAAAATTAATTGAGGAGGAATTAGTTATATCCGTAGAGGGGAAGGAGGTACCAGTTTTCTTCTTAACCATGCAGAGATGGGCAGAGTTTGCTAGAACTTGGAAATTTACGGATAAAGATAGGAATGTACAAATGCCTTTTATAACAATAGTTAGGAACCCAGACATACAATTTGGCACAAACCCAGTAACACAATATACAATTCCACAAAAGAGAAGATTTGATTACATGAAAGTACCCAACTATGACGGAGACACAGTGGGATATGATGTTTATAGAATACCACAACCGATAGGGGTAAATTTAACCTATCAGGTAAGGTTCTTTTGTTATAGGATGAGAGAGATTAATAAATTTAATAAGATTATAATGCAGGCTTTCCAATCTAGACAGAAATATATTAAATGTAATGGTCATTATTTTCCGGTAGTATTAGAGAGTATTGGTGACGAAAGTACTATTGATCAATTCGAACAAAAAAGATTCTATGTTCAAAACTTTGAGATGCAATTACAAGGTTATATAATGGATGAAGAAGAGTATGAAGTTACACCAGCTATAAAAAGAGTTGTAACTCTATTTGAAACTGAACCAAACATAATACCTAGTAGGAATCAAACAGATAATCTAAATCCAGAACCTGAGTTAGAAGAGTATAATATAGAATTACTATGGGAACCTGAAATAGGGTTCTCTAGTGGAGTTATTGGGAAGACTAACAGCTTCATCATTGACCAAAGTGCGTTACTTACTACTTATACCCTAAACAATGCTAGAGAGTGTCTAGAAATTTCAGAAGGATGTGCCTCAGTAACACCAGTGATATCAGTATCAATAGATGATGGGGCAACTTTTAGTGCAGTAACACTACCCTTCCAAATCTTACCAGGATATGTGATTGAGGCAACCGTAGAACCTATTGATGCTACTTTGGACGCGAGTGTAACATATAGAGGATACATCAACGTTATTTAATCGTCGTAAAGATTATCTTTTTTACTATAACGAACATTGGTACATCTTTCCCTTATTAGTTTTTCTACAAAGGCAAACATTTTAAGTCCATTCTTCTCACAGTAGGATTTTAACGCAGAATGTGTTTTAGAATCTATTTTAAGGTTTTTATTACGTTTTGGTTTAGTCATATATAAATAAGTATGAAAAAAGTAAGATTCTTTTCATACTAGGGGGAAAAAGCCTCCGTACTTTGATAAAAACCATAGTATTTATAGTAAAACCAAGAATAATATTTAATTAAAATAAATTAAGAGATGAGTACAAATCAAGTAGTAGTATCACCAGGTGTTTATACATCGGAAAAAGACCTTTCTTTTGTTGCAGCAAGTGTAGGGATAACAAGCCTAGGAGTTGCTGGAGAATCAGTAAGAGGACCAGCCTACCAACCAATCTTCGTTGGGGATTATGACACATACACAACATATTTTGGAGGACAAAATACAAGTGTCTTTACAATAGGGGCGACAAAAGTCCCTAAATATGAATCTACCTATATTGCAAGACAATATTTAGAAGAATCAAATAACATGTACATGTCACGTGTACTGGGACAAACAGGTTATGATGCAACCGAAGGTTTAGTGATAAATGTTAGGGCAGCTTTAGATGGTACAACAGGAAATCCAGACGGACTAGACCAAATCGATTCAGTAAGAGCAGTTTCAGCAATGACAGCCTGTGTGATTAGAGCTAGAAAAAGTACAACATCTACAGGAACCTTTAGTCAAGTTAGTGGCGCTATTAGTATAAAAACAAATGGTACTTTTACTGCAAATCCAGGAACAGCGAATATCACTTTCCCAATAAATGGGTCAGGTACCCTATCAACGGGAGCCGGAGGAGCACCTAAAGCAACTTTTGCAACATCTATCGATCCTTATGTTTATGGACAATGGGATACTGGAGCTTCTGACTTTGTTATTGAAGCCGTACAATTAGCAGGTACGAGTCAAGTTGATTCATGGGTGGTTAATCTTAACCCTAATAGTAACAATTATATTCTAAATGTTTTAGGTACTGATCCTTATTATGATTCATCTAATCCAGACGCTAGATTATACGTTGAACAATTCTATCCAAATGCAATGCAACAAATGGGTAAATCTTGGGGTGGTTCGGCTACTAACAACTACGTAGACGCCATTAAGGATATGTCTTTCTATAATATACCTTCTGGATGGTCTAATTATACTGACACGTGGCAACCAATAGCAACACCAGATGGACCAACAACACCTTGGATATACTCAGAGGTTAGAGGTACCGAAATTCTAAAATTATTTAGACTTATTACCATTGCGGATGGGGACACAGCCAATGATTTTCTTAAATTTAGTATTCTTAATATTGATATTGATAATATGACTTTTGATTTAGCTGTAAGAAATTATAGTGATTCAGACGCTAAACAGATAATATACGAACAATTCAGAAACCTATCTATGAATCCAGTTAGTCAAAACTATATTGGAAAAAGACTTGGAACAGTAAATGGAGATTATCCTTTAAGGTCTCGTTATGTAATGGTTGAAGTTGATGAAAACGCACCGATAGATGCGTTACCAGCAGGATATGGAGGTTACCCAACTACAGATTTTCCTAATTTAAGTGGTAGAACAGGAGCAGGTGACTCTACTGATTATACTCAACTATCTACCCATACAAGAATAGAACCATACTTAACATATAATTTAGAATATAACACAATTACAGATAATATTAGAAAAACCTACTTAGGGATATCAAGTAAAACAGGGTATGACCAAGATATATTTGATTATAAGGGGTGTCAAACACTAAGGGGTACTGCTTGTGCAACGGCTTGGACTGGACACACATATGGATTCCATCTAGACACAAGAGCTTCGGGAGCAACTTTCTTAGGAGGACAAAATCTCGCAGATTGGAAAGTATGGTTCTCAGGTTCAGTAGGGGCTTTCCCATTCTTTACTACAACTAGTATATATGGAGCAACAAATTGTGGTGGTAAGTATTACGGAGCTGGTTGTAATGCTAGTGCGGGACCTGTATCCACAACTCTTAACCTTTATTCTAAGAAACAATATAGAAAATTCACAGTAGCACCATATGGAGGACATGATGGATGGGATACTAGTAGAGCTAATAGATCAAATACAGATGTCTTCAGAGAAAATAGTACTAGTTATACACCAGGATATGGTTCTGGAACAACATCTGTTGCATCGTCAGGAATACAGGCATTTAGTAAAAATACTGACTGGTATTCCTATAATACTAATATAGAAAAATTTGCTAACCCTGAGAATGTTGATATTAATTTATTTGCTTCTCCAGGTATAGATTATACCAATAACCTTACATTAGTTAATGATACAATTGAAATGATTGAAGACGAAAGAGCTGACTCACTTTATATTGTTACCGCAGAAAACTATAAAGATCAAACAACAACAAGTGCTGTTGACGCTTTAGATGACGCACTTTTAGACACTAACTACACGGCAACATACTGGCCATGGATACAATATAACGATACTTCAAATAATGTTAGGATTTATATCCCACCAACGGCGGAAGTATTAAGAAATATGGCATTAACTGATAATGTATCTTTCCCATGGTTTGCAACTGCAGGTTATAATAGAGGTATTGTTAAAGCAACTAGAGTTAGAACTAAACTTACACAAGACAATAGAGATGACTTATATGAAGCTAGAATTAACCCAATCGCTACTTTTACAGCAACCGGACCAGTTATATGGGGTAATAAAACATTACAATCTACTTTATCGGCCTTAGATAGAATTAATGTAAGAAGATTATTACTAAGAGCTAGAAAGTTAATTTCAGCTGTGGCGGTTAGACTAGTGTTTGAACAAAACGACGAAGTGGTAAGACAAGAATTCCTAAGTTTGGTTAACCCAATACTGGAAGACATAAGAAGAGATAGAGGATTAACAGACTTTAGAGTTGTGGTATCAAGTGACCCAGAAGAAATCGATCAAAACAAATTGACTGGTAAGATATACCTTAAACCAACCAGATCTTTAGAATTTATCGAAATCCAGTTTAATGTTACACCAACAGCGACTAGTTTTGATGACATATAACAAGTAGAAAAAATTTTGAAATAGATGGCAAATCAAGTACCATTATCGCCTGGGGTGTATACTTCCGAAAGAGAGTTAACCGCAAATAACGCAAGCATAGGGGCAACAACTTTAGGGACAGTTGGTGAAACAACAAGGGGTCCAGCATTTGAACCCATATTCCTAACAAGTTACGATACCTACAAAACATATTTTGGGGGGTTAAATAAAACAACCTTCCCAAGTACTAATATTCCCCAGTATGAACAATCATATGTGGCTAAGACCTACCTAAGTGAATCAAGTTCTTATTGGGCGGAAAGAGTTTTGGGTTATTCTGGTTATGATGCCGGGAGTGCTTGGAATATAACTTTAAGTTATGTACCAAACTACGATAATGTTTTTAGATCTTGGGGTGGTAACCAAACCGCCCTACTAGGAGGATATGGATCAGTCTCGTGGAATCAATTAGGGGCTTATGGAATACCAGGCTTAAATTCTTCAGGACAAGTCGCTGACTCAACAGTAGATTCAATATATGTAGCACCATCCACAGGACAACCAGGATTATTAAGTGGAGGAACTTGGGGATATGTTAATTCATTAGGAACAGATGGTGGTATCTGGCGTATTGGGGCACAATCAAGAGTAGCGAATGACCAAACAAATTTACCTTATGGTAATGCAGATTCTGGTTCTACTAATTTCCCAGGTTCTACAGTTATGGGTAAATATTTAGGAGTAATTTATTCAGCAACAACTAAAGGAGGGGCTGGAAAATTGGTTTTAACAGGTAGTACTGGGGGAGTATGGCACGCAGCGAATGGACATCCATGGGTTTCAGAACTTCTACCTTACCCACTTAATATATTAAGTGGAGAAACATTTGTAATCTCAACTAATACAAGTCAAGGGACGGCTAATGTTGGAAATCCAGATCTAAATAATACCGGATTCGATACAACTAGAGTCGCACAACAACCAAACGGAACAACATATAA